GTCTGGGTTGCAACGCGAGGAGTCTTTATGGGCGAACCGCTCGCAAAGACTATACTCACATTACTTAATTTAAGTTGTGAGGAAATCGCTCTGAGGAAATTCCTCCAGATCGATTTCAAAACACCAATAAGGATTCCTTGGAGGTGTTTTGCAGTTGCTGGTGACGATCACATTGCGATCGGACCCAAAGGGTATCTCAGAGAGATCACCAGAACTCATATCAGGAGTGGATCTTTGATCTCTCCTGATAAACACAGTATAAGTAGCATTGCTGTTGTATACTGTGAAAAGATTCTAGATATTAGAAATATCAGGAATCTTTTATGGAATCCTCAGAATGTTAATAACACTCCTGAGAATTACATTCAGTCACCTTTCGTTGACAGTGTCAAAGTAAGGTTACTTTCTCCGTGCTCAAAGAGCCATGAGAATTTCAACGACCGTAATACGGCCGTTGGAAAAGCCAAATCATTGGGTAATACCCTGAGATGGCTTCATCGACCCCATTTTTCTAAAAAATGGGTATCGATGGTAAGAGATCGATTCTTTCAAAGAATGGGATCACTTTTACCAGATCGTTCCAGTGGAGTTTACTGGCATCTCCTATTACCCGAGACTCTCGGGGGTTTAGGATTATGGTTAGATGAGGATATTCCAGATCTAACCATTCGACTACCTGATCCCTCAAAGAGGGCGATAGTCGAAGTCGTCGATGAAACTATTAGTTCTGACGACTTAGCTCTTATTAGAGGCTTTACCTCAAATAAGAGTTATCGTGGTTACATTCTCGAAGAGAATGAAATCACGTTAGCAAGAGAGTATGTCATACTCGAATTGCTTCAAATATTACGGAAAGAATCTCTCCGTAATGTTTGTCTTGAAGAGAATGTTCCTTTGGATATTTCTCTTAAAGCGCAGCTATCTCGTCTTAAAAAGAAAGGATGGCTGACGGCCGAAGAACTTGAAGATCAAATTCTTCGTCCGTTCCTCTTTAAAGAGATTCTCTCTAAAGAGGCAAAAGTTTCTGCATTTAATACAGAAACTTTTAAGAAAAGATATGCCAAATTTTGGGATCTTTTCTTTACCGGACACGTCATCTTAGATGAGGAAACGGTAACAAAGGCACTAAAACTTAAAGTTAATAGACCTTTGTTTCACGTCGGCGA